GTATCTGATACTGGGTAAATCTGATTTACGCCGTAAACATTCTTAATTTCTACTGTGATACTTTTACTTTGTTTGTTTAGCTTCTCGAACGCTTCTCGACCGCTGTTGTTATAGTTTGCTTTCATTCTATCTCTCCATAGAAGTTGGTTTATTATTGGACTTGTGAGCGTATCACATAACCCTGATAAAGTCTTTTTTTTATTTGCGTGTTTGGGAGAAAATTATTCTATTGATATCCTTTTGCCATGCACACGCCATGCTAAAAGGTAATGATAAAGAATCCCTTATGATATAAGGCTTTTTCATAAGCTGGGTAACTATAAGGCATTGCTTATGATATCCATAAGATATGCTTATGATTTATTAAATGATAATGATAATCATTCTTATTCGTTAATGAGAATCATTCTTATTTGCCAATGAGAATCATTTACATTTACGCCAATTGATAATGATAATCATTTGCATTCGCTAGAAAATATATTAACGATATACTGGGAATATATAATCGGCATATCCTACATATATTATAAATATATTGAGAATATATCAGACCCCCCCCCGACCCCTTTTTTTTGCGAATTAGTATAATTATATTCTCCCCATACAGTGGAGGGGTATTTTAAGCATTCACAGTTCTGGTTATAGTTTAAACCTGAACCTAAACTATTGATTTTAAAGAATAATATGAGAACAGATAAACAGGAAATATTTATAGAACAATACTGCTTGAGCGGAAACGCCTCAAAAGCGGCTGAAATGGCTGGCTATTCCCATGCCAAACAAAGAGGCTATGAGCTAAAGAATAAGTTCTCTAAAGAGATTGAGGAGCGTCAGAAGAAGATGTTACAGGACTGCGTTCCCGGTGCATTGGCTCAATTACAGAACTTGGTGAATTCCGCTGAATCGGAATCGGTACGTTTAGGCGCGGTGAAAGATGTGCTAGACAGAGCAGGACTGAAACCTGCTGAAAAGATTAAGCAGGAAATCTCTCATGTAGAAACTGCTTCCACTGATGAACTGGAAAGGGAACTGGAGGCTTTAATAGGTACGTCAAATGTACACGAAATACCTGAAGCTCTAAACTAATGTCCGGGTTACTTAAAGGTGTGTTGGGTTCCAAAATATATCGGACGGCTAATAAAGGGCTGTCAGGACTCCTCTCTCCGTTTATTGATAACCCTTATGATGACCCGTTTATGAGAAGCGTGTGGGAAGATGTTAGAGGGGATGAGGGGTATAGGGCGTTGCCTTATTTGGACAGTAAGAAGAATATAACTTTGGGAGTGGGTCATCTTGGGTCAGAAAGGCCGGGGTTTATGGGTATATTAGACAGCGCTTTTACTGGGCCAAATGAAGCTGAAGATGTTTCTAAAAAAGATTTAGATGTGAGAGTTAAGCAAGTGGCTAATATTTTAACTCCGTCCGTATATGAAAATCTTTCTGAAGAAGCTAAGAAGGCTGTTATTAATATGCATTTTAGGGGAGATCTACAGGGGTCAGACATAACTAGATCCCTTATTATGCAGGGAAGAATGGATGAAGCGGCTAAAGAGTTTTTAGACCATGAGGAGTATAAAAAGGCTGTCAGAAACAAGAAACTTTATGGTATAGATTCTGGACTTATAGACAGGTTTGAAAAGAATGCTAGAAGGTTAAGGTCGTAATGCCCATACAATCATGCACATTAAAGAACGGAAAGAAAGGATGGAAATACGGGAAATCTGGAAAATGCTATGCAACTAGAAAGGGTGCAGAGCGACAAGCGGCGGCAATCCACGCCAGCGGCTACAAGAGGGGATCTGGAAAAAGCGGTAGAAATCGCTAGAGAGATTAGAAATAGAGAACGGTACAATAAGCTCGACTTCTATGATCCATACCCTTACCAGCTAAACTTCCATGAAACCGGCGCAGAAGCCAATCAAAGGCTTCTCATGGCGGCAAACCGTATCGGCAAGTCTTACTCTGGGGCCGCAGAGATGGCTTATCACATTACAGGGTTGTATCCTAAATGGTGGAATGGTAGAAGATTTAAAAAGCCTATAGTTGCATGGGCAGGTGGTGTATCAAACGAAACCACAAGAGACATTGTACAGTACGAATTATTGGGTTCCCCTGATGATCCTGATGCATTTGGCTCTGGCTCCATACCAAGAAGCTGTATCATAAAAACAGAGCGTAAACCGGGCGTACCCAACGCAAAGAGCATGGCACTGATTAAGCATGTTTCCGGGGGGAACTCTTCTTTATTTTTTAAAGCCTATGAAATGGGTGTAGATAAGTGGCAGGGAAGAAGTGTAGACTGTGTATGGTTAGATGAAGAGCCAAGCAGAGAACTCTACTCACAGGCAGTAACACGTACACTTGACCGCAGAGGAATGGTCTATATGACATTCACCCCAGAGAATGGGATGACGGAAACGGTAGCCTCATTTATGAACCGTTTGCAATCAGGTCAATCCCTAACCAACGCCACATGGGATGATGCGTCTGAGAAAGTCCTTTCTATGAAGGGCGAAAGAGGGCATTTATCTGAAACTGTGATGGAACAAATCTTATCCTCTTATTCTCCTCACGAGAGGGAAATGAGAAGATACGGTAGACCATCAATTGGATCTGGTTTAATCTTTCCTATTGGCGAAGAAGATATTATAACTGAACCCGTTCATTTAGAGGATCATTGGCCGAGAATAGCGGCAATAGACTTTGGGTGGGATCACCCTACAGCGGTTGTTTGGTGCGCTATTGACAGGGATGAAGAGATGTTTTATGTATATGATTGTTACAGAGCTTCTAAAGCGTCACCATCTGTACACGCTGGTATAATAAAGTCAAGGCCGCAGTTCATTCCCATAGCCTACCCACATGACGGAAATCGCAGGGATAGTATGGGAAATCCGGGCTTGGCTGACCAGTACAGAAATTTAGGCTGTAACTTTCTTATAGATCACTTCACAAATCCACCGGCTTTAGGTGAGAATAAAGGGTCAAACAGCATTGAAGAGGGGTTAATGGCTATCTTACAGTCAATGGAAGCTGGAAAGTTTAAAGTGTTCTCAACTCTATCTGATTGGTTTGAAGAGTTTAGAATGTATCATAGAAAAAATAATAAGGTGGTTCCTATAAGGGATGATCTTATGTCTGCTACAAGGTATGCATTTCAATCACAACGTTTTGCCGTTGCCGGAAAAGACCCGACATGGACAAAAGATTTAGAATATAGGAATTATGGAATAGTTTAATGGCCGATACAATTACAGATGAAGAACTAATCACTAGAATCCGGGGAGAAATTACAGACTCTCTTGGATACATGGGTGATACGATTTCTCAACAAAGAGAACAGGCTATGCAATACTACTACGGATTGCCGTTTGGTAATGAAGTAGAAGGCCGTAGCCAGTATGTTGACTCTACAGTGCAGGACACTATCGAGTGGATTAAACCATCCTTGATGAGAGTTTTTGCTTCCGGCGATGAGATGGTTAAATTTAATCCTCACGGCCCCGAAGATGTTGCAATGGCTCAACAAGCAACAGACTATGTGAACTATGTGTTTACCAAAGATAACCCCGGATGGGAGATTCTTTACTCATGGTTTACAGATGCTCTTTTAAGCAAGAACGGAATAGTTAAAGTTTGGTGGGATGATTACGAAGAAGAAGAGCGTGAGGAATATAGCGGATTAACAGATGATGAGTTCAATTACTTAATATCATCTGCTGATATTGAGGTTATAGAGCATACAGAATACCAAGAATATGAAATTATTCTTCACGATGTAGTTTTAAAAAGAACTGGATACAACGGAAGGGTTGCGATAGAAAACGTTCCACCTTCAGAGTTTTTAATATCAAGAGAAGCCAAAACAATACAAGATGCTAGATTTGTTTGTCATCGTGTAGAAAAGACTTTATCAGAGTTAAGGGAGATGTATCCAGATCAGGATCTTGACCCAGAAGCTTTGGGTGGAAGTGATGCTGATATGACTGCCTTTTCAGCGGAAAGGCTTGAGCGCTATGCGTTTGATAAGTCTGCAAGATACTGGGAAGGTTGGGGTGGAGAAGAGTATGGGGAAGATGGATTAAGACGTTATTGGTTGCATGAATCTTTTCTTAAAACAGACTACGATGGAGATGGAATAACTGAATTAAGAAAAATATGCACTGTCGGGTCTACGGTTTTAGAAAATGAAGCGATAGACGAAATACCATTTGTATCTATTACGCCTGTAAAAATACCGCATAAGTTTTTTGGTTTATCTATGGCTGATCTTGTGATGGATCTTCAACTGATGAAGTCGTCTTTAATGCGGAACCTAATGGATAATATGTACAACCAGAATTATGGACGCTATGCCGTTTTGGAGGGGGCCGCGAATCTTGATGATTTGCTGACCCAAAGGCCGGGCGGAGTGGTTAGAGTAAAATCTCCCAATGCTGTGATGCCTTTAAATACACCGCCTCTGGAACCTTATTCATTCCAGATGCTTGAATATCTTGACAGTGTAAGGGAGTCAAGGGCTGGTGTATCAAGAATGTCTCAAGGGTTAAATGAGAACGCTTTAACATCCCATACCACAGCTACGGCTGTCAACGCTGTAATGGGTGCAGCTCAAAGCAGAGTTGAACTGGTGGCAAGAAACTTTGCTGAAACCGGGGTTAAAGATTTAATGATTCAGATATATAAATTATTATATAAGAATCAAGATAAAGAAAGAGTTATTAAACTTAGAAATGAGTGGGTTCCTGTCAGGCCCGATGTTTGGAAAGATAATTAT